ATTTTCATCAAATCCAACATATTGATGCACCCATCTTTTAATAATGTTAAGGATGTTATCAAATGGTTGTCCTGCAATTGATATATAGTGATATGGTATCTTTTCAATCAACTTAGCTGCGGCTATCACTTTCTCTTTAGAGTTAAAGACTTTGGCAAAAGACCCTTTTGCAATCTCGTTAATCTTAATTCCACTAATATTTGCCAACATACGATTTCTTTGATCGCCAAGATCCATCTCTGTATCTAAATATAGGACTGGAATATCATAAACTTCCGAAACATATTTTGCAACATTAGTAGAGATAACACTTTTACCGACACCAGTTCTAGCACCTATTAGGGTGACTGACTTTCTTCTAAGGCCACCTCCGATAGCTTCGTCAAATCTAGGAAAACCCGTAGGAATGCCAAGATAATCAGAGGGATTATTAATAAGATACTCAACATACTCATCAATGTCTTCGCCAAGAAGAACAGTCTTGTTATTTTGCTCTTTATATGCAAGTGAAGTAATTTCCATGATTGGGGTTTCAACCATGCCAATAATATCTTCTACACTTTCATCGCCTGTAACTTTAGCCATAGACTTGTCACAGATAGATAATGTCTTCTTAATATCTCTAGCTAATTTAAGTTTAGTTAGTTTAGCTGCAAATTTAGGGATGTTGTCTTTATTGATGGGGAAATTAAAAAGCGACCGGATGAAACTCATCTCGGTCGATTTATTAATTAGTTCATATACACCCAATTTCTGGGCTGTTGAGAATATAGAGAGATATTCAATATTCTGATTATTGTTGATAACGTCTTGCAAGCATGTAAATATAACCTGATTTAATTCGTGGCTAAAGTATTCTGCTTGCAAGAAATCGAGTTCAACATAAACTTCCAGTCCGAACTGACAGATGCCAGCTAAGACGGCACGTTCAACTGGTAAATTCTGCAATTCGGACTGGCTCATATTAATTCACTCCATAAAACTTTTTTACAAGACGAGGCAATTGATGATAAGCAGAAACTATTTTATCTGCCTGATCTTGTGCTAGTTTACGATTTTCTAACGCTACATTCTTTTCAGAAATAAGTTGATTATTCGCTTCAAGCAATCTCTTGTTTGAATCTAATATACTATCAGTATAAGCTTGCATCTCCGCAAGTTGTAGTTCATATTCAAGAACTTCTTTATCCAGCTCTCTAATTCGATTCTTTAGTTCATCTTCTGTCGATGTTCCGTATTGACGATTAGCAAGCTCATAGATATGAATGGTTTCAATTTGAGCCAATGCATCTTTAATAATATCAAGTTGATTATATACATTTAACGGATTCTTTTCTTCGCCCATTATATTCTCCTTAAGGGTAAATTCTATAGATTGGATACGGGTAGTATACAGGTTGGTATGTTTGAACCTGCACTGGTACATAGATTGTTCTAGGCACAATTACATATTGTGGTTGTTGGACTACATATTGATATTGGACTACGATTGGTTGAGGTTGCTGAACCACAACTGGAATTTGTGGATTAACCACAAACAATTGACCTAACGACATTGCTGCCAGTGCTACTAGTGTATTCATTTGTCACCCATTTCTCCTATGATTGTGCTACTAATTATTCTATATGATACTATACAGTAAAACGCTATGAATAGTATAAATCCTATTTTGAAATATGTCAAGACCCCGAACTCCCAAACCCGTTTTCTCCGCGAGAAGTTTCGCTTAGGTTGTCAACGGCAACAGGAGTAAAGTCTGGAGAGTATTGAATTAAAATCTGAGCAATTTTATCTCCAAAATTAAAAATTTGATATTCATCACTTTCGTTGACGAGTAAAACCTTCACCTCTCCTCTGTATGGCGAATCAATCACTCCAGCCATAGTATCGATCCCCTTCTTAACTGCGTGACCAGAGCGGGGCCAAATTAGCCCAACAAACCCCTTTGGAATAGCCAACGCAATGCCAGTTGATATAAGCCTACGTTGCCCCGGAGCAATTGTAATTGTTTCCTTTTCATCATTGTATAAATCCAATCCAGCGTCAAATGTGTTAGCTTTATCTGGAAGTTTTGCAGTGGATGTAAGTAACTTAACTGCTAATTCGCGACTTTCAAAAATGCTCATGATTTTCCTTTCAATAAACAAGATTCACAACGATAATACTCTCTAGCATATATTGGTAAAACTGATTCAGACTTTCCACATAGTTGACATTGCTGCTCTACTTTATTTTCATTTATAGATTTTCGATTTCTTTCAACTAGATCAACTTTAGGAGTTTTTACATCTTTAGCTTCGCTTCCATCATCTAGGAATTGATTCACTCTTTTTTCAATTGTTATAGTTTGTTTCTTATTAATTTTACTATTCATAGCATTTGATTTTTGCATTGTAAATTGCCCAATATCAAATTTACTATTTGTCTTTTCTACGATTAAAGTCTGTTTTGGTTGCGGTTGTGATTCTAACGCTTCTAGAACATCCATCCCCATCCTGATTAAATCAAAGTCGTTTGTAGCTTTTCCTCTTTGAATTAATTTTTCAGCTTTATCTTTAAGATCGTTCATAGCTTTTGTTCCTTCCCATATTTTCAAGAACCTTCATGGCAGTCTCTACCGATCCAATTGTCGCTTCTCCCGCTAATATTCTAGCCTCAGATGTTGTTTTGAGCATTTGTAATTTCAATCCTGATTTATGATTTCTGATGGCTGAATGATATTTTTCTTCCCATTTTGCGTATTTGTCATGACTAACGCCTGTAACAATATACCATATACCCTGTTCTGCCCAAGCCTTAACAGCCTTCTCTCTTGCTATAATGCTTTTGAGATGCATAAGGTATTGATTGAGTAAGAAAATTGAGGCTTGATAGTCTGGAAATGTCATGGATTTTAATTCTTCGCGAGAGTATTGCAGTATCTTTCCCACCTCCTCTGTTTTATCCCCAAAGCCAGTACCATACTCTATTTTACTCTCTGTAATCCAATTGTCAATATTTTCATGGAATTTTTTTATCTTTTCTTCTAATTCCTCCATATCTTACTTCTCCACTCTTCAATAGATTCGTTATGGAATAGCTCTATCAATTCTAAATTATTTATTTCACACCACTTCTTCTTGTCTCTGTCTCTAGCCTGAGCTTTATAAAAATCCATTTTATTCTTAAAAAAGAAATTATTAAATTCTGTATGCTGCTCCCCGTGAACTTCAACAATAAGTTTTCTTACAGGAATAAAAAAATCCGCCTTTAGGGTGGATTTTCTAGTTGATGTTTTTGTTCCGGGCAATATTAGTTCTTCTAAAATCCTATCATTAGGATATTTGTCTTTTAAAAGATCTTTAGCTTTATTGTGTAGTCCAGATCTTTTTTCTGTATCTACAATATTATTACTTGGAATCCATGAATATTCTTGTGAATCCAATCCTATAATTTTCAATATAACATTTCCTTGACTTTAGATTCTAGAGAGAGGTATGCCTCTGGATGTTCCTTGAGATAATTGTATGCCTTCTCTTGTCCCTGCACCTTGACTTTTTCAGACTCAATAAAATCTAGATTATACCAAGACCCAGCTACTGAAATTAAACCAAGGTCAATAGCAATCATAAGAATCTCTTGAACTTTATCAATCCCATGCCCAAAACGAATCCAGCTTTCACAGGCTTTGTGAGGCGCGCCAATTGAAGAACATAAAATATCCCAAGTTACTTTTAATCCAATAACATTTTTATTCTCTTTTGTACTTCCTGATGACTCCCAAGGAGTTACACTCTTCACTTCCATACGTGTATCTGCTTGGAATTGAATTTTTACTCCACCATCTGCCATCTTACTTTTTCCGTATCCACTTGTATTTGTAATCATGTGAGTGATTAAGATGATTAAGCACTTTTGATTTGGAACTGTTTGTCCTAACTTTTTAACAAAGTCTGAAAGAATCTTTGGGAGTCCCGGCCTTGTCATTCCGCTAATATCCTCATCAAGATCTCGCAAAGGTATAAGAGATGAGATAGAGTCAATAACTAAAACACATCCTTCATTTTCTTTTGCTGATACAAGTTTTCTGGCGATGTCTAGGAATGTTTCCGCTGGTAAAGGCTCATCTCCAGATCTAATTACTTGAACTTTAGATGGGTCGATACCCGGAACTTCGAAGTTCATTTCTTTTAGTCGCCCTTCAACGTCAAGATAAATGATCTTGCGTCCAAGAGCTTGACAGTTGGCGATAATCTGCATAGTGGTTGTAGTCTTGCCTACTTTTGGGGGGCCAGAAAGAATCATCCAAGACCCCTCTTTAACGCCACCACCAAGAGCTAAATCAATAGCAGGGCTAATAGATATATTCTTATAACTTCTCTTCTGTTCTAAAACTTTATCGCCAGTCGTTACATAGTCGCCATATTTTTTGATAAAATCTTTATCCATCTTTGAAGTTGCTGATTCTTCATTGGTCGTCGCCATTTTCAATTTCCTTCAATTTTTGTATTAATGTTTTAGTTCCAAATGATTTTCTAGGTCTGAACTCAAGTGGTTCTACTTTTATTACTTCCATTGTAACATGCTTTGGGGCATTGTCAAGAGCGTATTTTATTTTTTCTATATCTTTTTTTACATTTCTCGCCCCTAAAGAAATTGTCTTTGATCCGCTTTTAGATTTAATAAATTTAATTACAGGCTCTTCACCGTACTCTTTAATTAATTTATTTGCTAATGAGACTTGTCTTATATATATTTTTTTCCACTTTGGTAGGTTCCAAAATTTATATGGTAAGGTTCCAGCCTTTTCATGTGTTGCTTGCTTTTGACATACAATTTCTGCAACATACTGGGCAGAAGTACAAAAATCCCCGGTTGACGGGGATTTGTATTTGCTTATCTCTGTTCTTTGCTTTGACATTTACAATTTTCTTTACATCTTTTTTTATACATCATATTTTCATTGTCTGGAGTTAGCTCTCTAACTTCTTCATTTTCAGCAAGGGCAAATTCTGGCCAATGAAATTTTTTGACATATATTTTGTTGTCTTCTTTTAGAATACCAAAACACATATATTTATATGTCATTGTATCATTGCCTGTAATATCTTTTGATATACCTCTAGATATTAGAAAATTATTAAGTCCATTTTTATCTTCAAATATTGTTTCTTCTGGCATACCCGGACATATGACTTTAACTTCAGTAATCTGTAAATTATTATTATTACAGTATATTTTTAATCTAGTCCAAGGATCTTTTTGATCCTCAACATCAAAATCAGAAATTGCAGAAGTTCCATCACTTAAAATGCATCGCCATAGTATTTCGCCGCTATGTAATAATTTGATTGTATGAGGAGTATATTTAGTACAAATCATTTTCCATCCCTGATTTTATGAATATAGGGAACGGGTTTTTTTGCCGCATCTTCGCGTCTTTTGAATGCGGTTTCATCTGCTCTCATTGATGCTTCTTGTGTCATAGCAATAAATGCAGTGTCCTTTTTCTTCGCAAATACATCGAATGTAGTCGGAGAAGGGGTTTGATTTACATTTTCTTGGCTTTGCTTTGGTTCGTTGACTGGTGTTTTCTTCTTTGCCATTTTAGAATCCTTTATTTATAAATGCTCTTCTTGCTTGTGTTAAGAATACTTCTCTACGAGTTTTGAGATATTCTACATATTTATCAAATATTGCCTTATCCACTTTTTTAAACTGGAAGTTGTATGCGTTTATTTTATTCATATCCATTCCATAAGGATCAAACAGTTCGCCTCTTCCATGCTTAACGTAATAATTAGAGCTAATTCTATCATTTTCCTTGTTGTGTAATTCAATAATTTTAGCAACTGCTACATTTTTTTCACATAAATAACCAGCTTTATCAAGATATACTGATTCTACAGTATCTTCTTCTGGTATAAATAATCCTTCTAAATTTTCATTTTCATTTCTTGACATTATGTTCCACTCAGTCCTTCCAATTTCTCTTTGACTTTTTGCACGCAATTCCATTTATCAAAACCAACTACATGTATTTCCCCATTGTCGGCCATTCCATATTCTTTAAATAGATCAGCACAGTCTACTTCTATTGGATCATAACTACCATCCGATAACATCCTATATATATAGACTTTGAATTTCATTACCCCCATATGAGGCCCAACATTTATCTTTTCTCTATTTATCATAGTTTTCCCGTTTCTATATATTTAGCTTTCTTCTCTGTAGTCAAGCTGGCTATTTTTTTTAAGTCCTGCCTGTCTTGTCTTTTATTTAATTTGTCTACTGTACCATCTTTTGCCATTTTCTCTTCTAGTCCGTATCTTCCAAGAGCTTTGGCGTTTTTTTCAGCTAATTGCCCTAGCGTCTTGACCTCTTTATTTATTATAACGGGAGGACCGTCTAAAACAACCGATAATCCATCCAGTTCGCAAAAAGGACACTGTTTTTTCAGAGGCTCTTTTATACTGTGAAATTGTTCAAATTCTTCTTTGCATTCGCAACATCTATAATGATAAGTTGGCATATTATTCCTCTAATAAATATTCATTCGGATCATATTCTCTATATTCTTCCCCACTCCATATTAAGAATGTTCTATAACTTTCTCTATATGCAATTCTTTCCTCTTCTGATAATTTAGATTCATCTAGTAACATTTCATAAAATTGAATAAAATCATCATTGATATATAAGGACTCTTGTTTTATATCTTGAGTTTCTGATTCATAATATACTATGGAGCCAATTAAGGCTCCACAGATTAGTATAACGGGTATGATCTTCTTCACTTTAATCTTTCTAATATTCTACCAATAATTTTATTTCTAACGATGTCGCTAGCTTCTAATTCGCATATGCCCACACCATCTAGATTTTCTAGTCTATGACTAATGTCTTCCAGTCCCCCTCTTATGCTCATAGGAAGGTCTGATTGGTCTGCGTCTCCATTAATCACTGCACGCGAATGTATCCCGATTCTCGTTATAAACATTTTTATTTGCTCAAACGTAGCATTTTGAGCTTCGTCAAGTATCATAAAGCAATCGTGAAAATTTCTTCCTCTCATGTATTCAAGTGGACACATTTCAATAATTTCACCATCCCTAAATTTTTTAACCATATCTCTGCCGAGATAAGCATTCATTTCTTCAATGATAGGTACGAGATAAGGTTGGATTTTTTCATCTTTATTTCCCGGTAAAAATCCCAATCCTCTTCCCGCTTCAACTGTAGGGCGTGTAATAATTATTTTTGAAATTTTTCCATCTAAAAGCCAACTGCAAGCTAGACCAACTGCAACAGACGATTTACCAGATCCTGCTGGTCCGGTACATATAGTAACATCGTTTTCTACCATAGATATGATATAATTTTCTTGGTTAATGCTCTTCGGCTGAAGAACTTTACGATGTGGGTTGGTTACGGCGGTTGTTTTTGCTTTGTTAGCTTCTTTTCTTGTTCTTGATCTTGACATGTTTTTTCTCCCTGTGATTATCTAAAACCATTAACCACTGGATATGTTAAATTCACTTGTAGTATTTTTGTAAGTATATTTGTATATCGAATAACTACTTTGCCCGGCATCACCTCCACTTCTTTCTCGGCTTGTTAAGAAATTATTGTTGCCTAAATCTATCTTTAATTGGTTTTTTATGCCTAATATTATTCCAGTACTGGTTAATTTTTCATATACAGATCTGTAGATATCATTAACATTGCCTGAGCTTGCTATATAAATACCAGACACAACATCTTCTAAAAATTCATTGAAACCATCTTTATCTTCATATGGATATAAGTTTGTAATCGGTATTCCTGTAGTATAAAATTTTCCAGTCGGAAAAATACCTTTGACATACCCGGATTCAATTAATATATTGCCAGTTTTTAACGGTGTGAAACCTCTGTCAATTACTTCAAAAGAACACGAAATATCGAAAGGATATTTAACATATTTATTAGCAACTGTAAGAAATCTACCATATGATGGGACTTCACCATAATCAAAAGATATATTCACTTCCGCAGATAATAATCCATGTCCGCTTGCCATATGGTCTGCTACTTCTTTTGGAACTCCACTAATAAAGAAGTCTTTTCTTCTACTTACGGTTCCACTTCCATCAACATGATTTGGTTTTTGTGATGGTTGTATTGAAGTAGGTGGTATTCCAGAACATTCTAGTGAGTGACCTTGAAAGTTTAGATCTTCTGTAAAAAAATTATCAGTACCAAATTTATAACTTATAGAACTTAGCAATAGGTCTTTTAGTTCTATGCCACTAGGATATGAGTTATATCCATTGCTGTAATCATACATTACAACCCATCCAGAACACGGGGAGATGATTAATCCCCCCGAAGGCAATATTCCAGATGTTGCACTATTAAAAATAACTCCAGTATTAATTACTAATGATGGTACATTGTTAGATAAAAATTTTGTTAAGCTAACTTCTACATTTGGCCTTTTGTAAAAATTATTAGCTGCAAATGGGTTTCCCCAAGTGGGAACTGTAGACACATCAAATGTTTGATTTACAGACAGATTTTGAACACCAGACACTTCTATTGTGTTCAATTTAAAAGTATGTAGATCATATCTAATTAATTTAGGAGCGCTGTCATTCATTGTATTTCACAAGCTCCACCGCTACAAGCAAGTGCCTGTTCTAGTTGAGTATCATCATACTGTTCTTCTACAATAGTATAGTCCACTTCTTTGTACTCCCGTTTTAGTTCAGTCCAAAGTTTAAAGTTATAAATGTCCTTCATGCAATATGTCAATTCTTTAATATCGCCTTCAAAATATTTATTGGCAAACTTCTTGCATCTTTCAACCCAGTCAACCTTGGCTTTGCCTTTAATGGGGCTTCCAAGGCCAGAAATGCTATCGCAAGCTGCCCAAAGATTGTCTTCCCATAAAGTAAGTGCAACTTCAATTAAACCACTTACGAACATCACACCTTCACCATAATGAGAAATCATCTCTGTAGGTAAATACACAGCCGTGAATGGAGCTTGTGGATAATCTTTATCACCAGTAACTGGAAGTAGTGAAATGCCGCAGAAAAATTCTCTATTAGCATAGATAAATTCCTCTACTTCATTCCACTCATCGGGCTTAACATTGATTGTGTTACTGACATTATGAGTTAACCAAGGCTTTGTACAGAGTTCAATATTAGTTCCGGGCAATACCCAGTTCTGTTGAGTTGACTTTACAATCTTAAGCAATTCAATAGCTGTAATCTTATTCTTTGTCTTGCTACCATCTGGGACTTCGATACAGAAGGCGATTACATCATCGGTCCTATTGGCCGACCAAACAGATTCTTCGCACGCTCTGGGGTTGACTTTGTTGAAGTGCTGGTACAACGCTTCCACCTTATTAGCCTGTACGCGACGAATGTAGCGTTTAGCATGATGAGGGTGAATACCACTGGCAGTGCCAAGGATACAACTAGCAGTGCCTTCAGGCTTGACACAGGTGACTCTCGCCGCTTGATTAATTCCAATCTTCTGGGCGATAAGTTTGTTGGTTTCTTTTGCAAGCTCTGCTGCCTTTCGTTGAATATCTGGATTCAAACAGATTTCAGGCTTTTCTAACCAACCTGTCCCAGATACGCCTAGTAATGCTTCTCTAGCAAAAATCTTTTCACTAGTCTCTCCTAAGTATGGAAAACTATTGAATCCAGCTTGGAGAGTGCCAATAATAGTTACAGCTTTAACTGCATCATAAAAGTCTTGCTCTGAATTAACTTTTGCACAATTAACCGTAGAAAGATTACACCCTTGCCATCCACTCTTGCCAGTTTCTACATCTACTGGATACATTCCAATTTCAACGCATGGATTAACAATAAAATCTTCATCATCAGCCCATACGAATCCCGGTTCGCCAAACTGCTTAACTGACTGCATTAGCTCTGCAAATTGTTCAGGAGTTGTTTTACCCCTTAGAAGAAGTGCCGAGTTATTTGAGCGGCCCCGTTGAGGATTATCAGTAAACCAATTGCCAGTTTTAGCTGTAGCCATCTCTTTATCGTCTGGCGAGAAGAGACAAATGGTAGCACTACGGCGCACTCCACCACTAATAACAGCATCGGCAGCGTGCATAACAATATCGTATGCTTCGATTGATTTAAGTCTATAATCTCCTCTATTAACTGCATTGTCTAGCACTTTCTTAATGTTACCAAGAGCTTTCTTTAGTGGTTCTGCCCCCGGAGCTTTTCCACCTCCAGAAATTCTTGTTCCTTTAGCTCTGATCTTGTCGAAATTAAACTGAACTTCTTTTCTGTTGTATTCTGGAAAATCAGTTTCACCTTCAAAATATGAACTGAGCAACACTCCAATCGCATCACTCCAGCCTTCAATTTCATCTGGTACTGTATATTTTACTTTGCCAGATCTTTCTTTTGATAGGTTAGGCAATTTACTAATATGCTTTTTCTGTACTGAAAATCCTACACCACAACCACAAAGAAGCATATACATGCATTCTTGAAAGAATCTAATTCTATCAATGAAAGATACTGTACAATTAAACATACGGGCGTTATGTTTAAAAATAGGATCTCCACCGAATTGCAATGCTCTCTGCGACCCCAACCCCTTCTTCTTGAGCATCATGTCATATGCCCAATCGATATCTGCGTGCAAGTCTTCACTTTTATCTGCATATTGTTTATGCATCATATTCCTAACACGGTCAACACTTTCCTTATATGTTTCTCGTCTTTTCTTATCTGGTAAATATCTTGCATATTTTGCAGAGAACGTATAATCCTGTAAAGCTTTAATCGACATTATTCTTTTGCCCTTTTGTTTTTTAATTTGATGCTTAGATTGCTGAATACACTATATTCAAAATCTACTTCTTTAATTTGTAATCCATTTTCTATTAGGAAATTGATGATCTTAACATCATCTTCGCTCATGGAATAAATCACTCCATGTTTATCTACTATAATTTTTCTGATCCCGTTCTGCCACAGTATTTTTGAACAGACAGAACATGGATATCCAGTTACATAAGCTCGTAAGTTTTTTTCTTTTACGATCATATTAGCTAAGGCGTTTTGTTCCGCATGAATCATATAAGGATATTTATATGGTCGTATCATTGGCAGATTTTCATCTTTGGTATCGGCTGGAAAGCCGTTATATCCTATGCTAACGACATGATTGTCTTCGTTAACAATAACACAGCCCACTTGCGTTTGAGCGTCATGTGAACGCACAGCGGCTAAATGGGCCATTGCCATAAAGTATTGATCCCAGTCGGTTCTCATTTTGTAAGATACTCTTTGTGAATCCAAGAGAGTTGTAAAGTGTTATCTTGAGGCCCATAAGCTACTAATTTATTATAGCCTTCTCTTGCCTCAAAGTATCCAAAATATCCAGAAAGTCTTTTATTTGTTTCGGTCCCCGGAACTGATTGCTGAGTTAGTTTTTGGAGCTTCTCTAAATCTACCGTCTTTAAATTAATCATTATATTGTCCTATATTATTCTTCGATTTTGAATAGTAAGATTGCATCTTTTTTATCCATTTGTCCTACATATTCGATCTGTTCACTAGAAGGATCTTCATCTGCAAACGATAAGAAGTAAAATTCTTTAATCTCGCATTTAATAAGTTCATGAAGCATTTTAATATTGTAGTCGCTTTCTTTAAAAAGCTTGGCTAGTTTACTAGGAAGAGAGAAAGCTAAATATCCCTCTCTCTCATCCAGTAATTGAATGCTTGTACAATAATAAGAAACTTTATTTTGCTTAAAACTAAAGAAGCTCAAAATATCATTTGACCAATCAAATTCTTCTTTAATATCGATATTGCCAATTTTAATACTCATTCTTATCGCTTTCTAAAACTACGGTTATTTTATTGAGTCTGATATCAATGAAGGTCTTGTCGCCAACCTTCCTTACATTGATATTATCCAACACTGCTTTCACTTTGTCAAGGTCTGACTGGGAGAAATTTAGCTGATTCAGCAAAATCTCAACCAACTTATCTTTTAATTCCATTTGAAGCTCCAGCGACAGCAGTCGTCATTCCATTAGACATTGGGATTACTTTTTTTTTAACATCTTCTAAGATTTCATTTCGCTCTACATTGCCATACATTATTTTATCTAGTTTATTTGTATGATCATTTAATATATTTGCATGTACGTTAAAATTTGTCACTAGAATTTCATTTTGCTTTTCTAGTATTTCAGTTGTTCTACTAGAACTATTTTTAAGCTCTGTCACAAGTTCAAAGTGCGCATCGACAATAGGTTCAATTTTTACAAAAACTTTTTTACCAAGTTTATAAACTATAAAACCAGTGATTAACCATAAGCCCACTGGAAATCCAGTTTTATTAATAAACTCGCCTAAATTTGGAAGCATTTCGTGCCATGTCATCATAATTCATCTCCTAAAAATAAAGGGGACTGGGAATCCCAATCCCCCTAAGTTTAATTACTTGCCCGTGATAGGTGAGTAGTTATATTTATTAGATGATGTAGCAGGATTGTAAACGACAAAGTTATTCAAGATATACAATTCGCCCGGAATTGCTCTGGTTGGGATAGATCCAGAAGTGCCAAAATCTGCACCAGCTGTTCCAGTTGGACTGTAACCAGTTCCACTGATCGTAACCCAAGGTTGTCTTGCTTTGATCTTTGTTCCATCTGGATTATAACCAGTGCGACTGAACAAACCTTTGCGGATATTGCTAGTTGCATTGTCATAGTTATCTTTGATGTAGTAAGGGTATTTTGGACCCGATACTGTGTTAGCCATGAATAGTAAGAAAGTCTTGGATACACCAGCAAGAGTTGTTGCAACTCTAGAGATCAACCAAGTGTTTCCTGATCTGCTATTAGAATTGTAAGCGAATGTTCCGGCACTAAGAATTTTAGCAGTGTTGTATGTCTTAGCACCACTTAATTCCTTTGGACCAGTAGTGATTGATGTGTCTGGAGTATTAACATCTTTAACTTGAATTGCTTTTGTAATTGTCGTTGTGGCGGTAGACAACCCGATGATTGTTCCACCTTGGCGCTGTGCGGTATAAGATCCACCAGCAGTATTTCTTAAATATGGATTGGACGATTGATTTGGAACCATTGCAGTTCTCCTGTTTATGTATTAAACTTATTATTTTCCTATTATCCTTGTTTTAGGTTCCTTTTCCTACTCTACTATACACAATTCTCTACATAGATTTATAGCTTTTTTTAATTTTTTTCTTGCAGCTTCTTTTCCATATCCATTTTGCTGGCCTATTTCTTTATTTGTCATGTTATAATAGAATTTTTGAATTAAGACATTATATAATTCCTCATTCTTGTCTTTAACAGACATCAATATATCTCTTGCCTCTTCCTTGCTCTTAAAATCATAAGATAAAGAGTTATGATAGTTATCAATATATTCTACATTTTGAAAATCTTTAGCTTTAGTTTTATACAATCTTCTAGAGTTATTTTGTATACTCCTATATAGGTAAGATGAAAATTTAGCCTTTTTAGTCGAATTAAAATTCTGTATGCATCCCCATAATGTATTCATAATTACTGATTTAATTTCATCTTTTGTGCAAATTCCTTTTAGATTTTCATTGCAAACTTTATGCATAATTTTTTTATAATATTCATTATTAATAGCTTCTTCAAATTTTTTATCGTTTACAGATTGCATTCTCTATTTCCCTTTTCACGCTTGTAAAATTGAACATTTTTCCTACACCAACACAAAATGTATATCTACTCATAATCTTTAATGCTTCTACGCCACTAATGATTTTTATTTTGTCAGAAATTTTATGAGTTAGATCAAAATTAGTATATCCTAACCAGCAATGCCACCTGTCTGAAGGTTTTAATGCGGATTCGCTTGGAACATTTCCGAAAGGAGTATGGATTAATGATGGCCCCATCTCTAGAAGAGAGCCTAATCCTTCATTTATACTTGCATTTAATAACTGTTCGTTATCTTCTGATTCTTCACCTGACATGAAGTCTAATGGTTGAGATTCGAGCAGTTCTATTTCTTTTTCATTCCAGCTTTCCCACATTATTTTTTTCATTAACTTAGCTCCACGTTGGTAGGATCTATTACTAGACTTAGAGGTGATGACAATTCATTAAAAGTTTTAGAAAATGCATTAAACTTTTTTAATCCATTCTCTATATTTTTAGATTGAATTTTTAATTGTTCTGATATTAATTCATTGAATTCTCCAGTTGTAGCTTTATGTAGTAATAATGTGAATTTTTTAATTTCTTCAATTGTGTCTCCCCATGAGACTTCAAATGCGACACTGCCATCGCTATCTAAACAAAAGATAATAAATGACTGAGGTGTAAAGTCCTCAGTCAAATCTTCTTGGATCTCCGTTGATGCATTCGACATAAAAGTTATCCGGTGTTAATTTATAAAAATCAGTTATGTTTACAATTTTTCCGCGTTTTGTAGAATCTTTAAAATATAATATTCTAGCTATATATATTATCTCAATAGTGTCATTAATACGTCTGCATGACATTAATTCTTTTGTTGGCCATTCATAATGTATTTTAATATATTCTTGAAATAATTCTGATAGGCATTGCTTAGGTCCACTATGAAATATAGTCATTCTTTTTTTTAATAGTTTATACTCGTCATCTAACAATATTTTAATATATTCTGGTTCTATTTGAGATACAGATTTATCTTCAAAAATAGGAATAAAAGATATGTCTATTGTATACTCTTTGTCCATATTTTGTTTCTCCATATGAAAATAGGCTTAGTAATATTATACCAAGCCTATGGCAAAATGTCAATCCTAATTTAATAAAATCCAAGCTACTGCTCGCATTTTTTCTGAAAGAGCTACTTGTTCTTCCTTGGTAATAATAGCTTCATTCTCTCCCAGCGTAGACAATATAATCTCATGCATTTTATCTCCAAGAGATTTATATTTATTGCTAAGTCTATTATTAAAAGTAAGTTTAGCAGAGTCTATGTAAAAATTTTCAAAAGAAATGGAATTTACATTTTCATAAGAGGGCAATCTTTTGCCCATCTCATTGTTGAAAATTGCGATTATCTCTCTGTCGAAAACTTCATCCGGTCCCGAAACAATACTTTTAACATCTTTTAATTCTTCGAATAATTTATCTGTAGGCTTTTTTAAGTCTAACATTTTATTATAATCTGTAGATGGAATTACTGGTTTATCAATATTAATTCCTGAGATACTATCCCAAAAGAAACCAATCAATACAAAAGCAATTCCTAAGTATACTCTAGGTTTCATATTATTTGTCCACTTTAATTAACATTGGGAAAATTTCATCTAGTGTTATAACAGCTTCAGATAGATTGTTTTCTTCGCAAGCATCCTTGAATGATTGCCACTTCTGAACAATCTCTACTAAATTATCTTTAGTGTCAACTGGAGCGATAGGAGCTGGAGCTGGAGTGATATTTGGAATATCTATTTCACTAGCCTTCTTCTCTAATTTTTTAAGAAGAGAAGAGAAGTCAAATGATGATAGAATTACAGCAAGTCCAAGACCTAAGAAAATCATTTGGCCTGTACTCATTGGGACACCTCAGTCTTTCTAAGTGAATCACCAACAATCCAGCTCGCACAAAGCAGGACAATGTTTTGAATTTGTTCTGTGCTTAGAGTAGTAACTCCTAAGCTTTCTGTTGCTACAGCTACAACTCCGGCTACTGCGACCCAGAACCTACGAGATTGTAATAATGCTTGAATTTTAGTTTGCATTTTTTGCCTCCTGAACGATTGATTGAAAATTTTCTGATGTTATTTTTTTTGACTCTGCCAATATAAGATCCTGCACTTGTGGTCTTAAATGGGCATACTCTTTTGGAAGTTTATCTTTTACAGCTTTACGTAATAGAATTTTGTCTAGTGGGCCGGGATTTTTAACCCGGTCTTCTAGGCTTCTTCCAAATACGTTGCATTTCATTAGCAGTTGCAACACTCCAATGATGATTGATCCAATAATTATGATTAGACCAAAATCAAAAGAGTAGTTGTTCTCGCCATCCTCTATATTTGAGGCTATTTCTTTAGCCAGATCTTCTGTTGCACTCATGGGTTCACCTGAATATATTGTACTTGGGGTTGTACTTGAGGTTGAGTTGTCTGGATTGGCGGCTCTTCTTTTGGTTTACATTTACACACGCCACCATCTTTTGAACATTGACATTTGAGCTTATTGCCATCTGCCTGAACTATTTCGCCAGTTCCGTTGCACTTACATGCGATTTCGGGGGCTGGAGGAGCTGGCTTTGGCACATTTTCCTTTTTAATATTTTTCTTTTCTGTAGTATCTAAAATACTATTAACTCTCTCAACTTCTTTTTTTAGATCTGATTGAATATCTCTAGATCCGTATACTTGAATTTGTTTATCTGCTACTTTATATTCACTATAAGTATAGCCTATAATTAATCCAAGTCCAAGAACTACTACACTTTTTAAATTCATGCGAAAATCTCCTTGACTCTTGTCCAATCCATCTTGCGTTTAAAGCCATTGAAGTTAGTGTAGGCAAATGTTGCTCCAGCACCAATCATACCCTCAGCAACCTTTTGCCTAACCCAGAAACTTCCATCTGGTTGTTCATACCACTTAGGTCCACTATTCCAAAGACCCCAACTGTTTTGAACTAGGAATAGCATTTCATTAAATCTTTCGTAAGTGTCATCACATGCAATTAATGCCATTGCGTGCGCCCAACTACCTTGAGGTTCAGCTATTCCATTCTTATCTCTCTGAGAAGAGAATCCATAATTAGAGCAAACAGATAAAACATACCCGTTAGCCAATAAGTCTCTAGCTTGTTCTACGCTATTTACAGCTGTTACTGTAGTGATTTTATGCTCTGCACATTCTTTGATAACTGGTTCTGGAATGCCTCTGCCGCCCCAGTTCATTCCTATTTTAGCATTGTACGTGGATAAGTCAATGCCGAGTTTTTCATATTTTTGACGAAGTAAGAATCCACCCGTCACGCTTACAAACCTTGCAGCTTGTGAGCAGTGCATTCCTAGACCGCTAGACCCCCTAGAACCGTAGATTGGTTCAGTAGCACCTCTAGCAACAAAAGACTCTTTCTCTTTGCCATAGAGAATCTCATAAGCTCTAGTGATGTCTACGGCATTGCGTGTTGCGTGACTAACACAATCGCCAGTGGTTTGTGATTCATCTCCTCCAAAGGAAGGAAAGAAATACTGAATTGCTTTGTATGGTAAAGATAAAACACCTTTTCCTGTGCCATATAATAATTGATCACCAGCATCTCCAAATAGTGGATGTGGTAATTCATGCATAAGTTTAGCCATGTCAACTGGATCACATACTGCACCTTGTAATCCGTTATTGTACTGTTCTAAAAGTTCTTCTGGACTATTAAATTCCATTTAAGATCTCCCTTGCCGTATTTTCCCAAGAGAATTTTATAGCAGTTTCAATACCTGCTAAGTTTAGTTCTAGTTCACTATCTTGTTTTAATCTATGAGTTTCTCTCATATGATTTATAATTTGATCTTCCTGCCTTTTGCCAAGTTCAGCCCATTCGCCTTGACCATGAAACCAAATTCCATCTTGAGCCGATACTAATTTATCTGTTTCTACGATATAAGAGTTATTTCTATTCGTGAATTCCGTATGACCAGAGTAATCAGTTGTAATCACATGTTTTCCACATGAAAGAAGTTCTAATAATTCTAGATTCCAGCCTTCAGCCCGAACTGGAAAAACTCCAACATCAACTTGTCTCATAATATTATACACATCTCGGTGATATTTTTGCCTTGGAATAAATCTAATTTTATTAGCAACTGGGGAACTCTTATAATAATTGATCCAATCGCTATTCTTTTCTCCTAAGAAGGGGTTTTCGCACATCATCCATAATTCTACATCGTCTTTTTGAGAGAAAGCCTTTTCAAAGCATGTCTTTATGATATCATGCCCTTTTCTGATTTCCCATTTGCCGCAATTAAAGAAAATTGTAGGCTTTCTTCTTACGTTATTATTTTCATTGAATAAAGATCTATCAACACCCAGAGGTATAACTTTTGGAGTTGTGCCAAGCTCATCTTCAACAATATTTTTAGCCCACTCAGAGCATACTACAAGTTGATGACAAGATTTCATACTCCTTTTTTCTTCTGGAGTGAATTTATTTAATTCGAAGATTGGAAATCCAACCTTCTCTCCTCTCCCCACGGATTCATGTAGACCATTCTGATGCCAAATTTTAAGACATGATTGAGACCATTTCAGGTTTTCATCCTTATTTCTCCAATCAAATTGAGCTAATTCTTCATATAGCTCTGGTTCTGGTTGACCAACTGGAAAGATTGTCAAGTTGTCGCCAAGCTGTTTGGCTAATTGTTTTGCTATATTAAATCCAACTTGACCATATCCAAGACTATTTATAGGGCATTGTAAAAACATTAATAACTCTCCCATAGTTTGATTATATTATCTGGAAAATATAGATCTTTAATAGCATTATTTAAATCTTCAATAGTTTGTCCAGCGAGACCTGTTCCCAATGGAGTTAACAAAAAGACAAGATCGTCATTAACTTGAGCATACTTCATAAGAACTTCCAGTTGAATTCTAATAAAATCCCATCCTATAAAACCAGTCTTTAAGTCTTTAGTTATTATAGCATAAGTTTGTCCCTGACGCCCACTATTTTTCCCATATTCAGCACCCCAAGCCATAGCAGTTTTAGCTGCTCCAGCTCCATGTCTACCTTCAGTATTGCTACCAAATACAAATATTTCATTTTGTAATAAAAATTCTACCATCATTCCTCCTAAATAAAAAACCCCACTATTTCTAGTGGGGCATTACTACTTTGCGTTCTAATTTCTTTTCATTTATGAAGTAGCTAACATAATTTTTCAAAAGAAACTATTTTATCAATAAGAATCGGCTGAGATAACTTCGTTGCCAGCTCGCGTGATCAAAGCTCTGACAATCGCTGCATTTGTTGTATCTTTAACAAACCTTACAGATCCATCTGTCATTGCCATGTTAGCTCCACCGGGATGCCATGAGAAGATCTCATTGTTTGGACCGCAGTCATGAATACCCCAGTCATTAGCACCACAACTTGGCTTGCCAAATCCACCCGTTTTATTGTTGTTGATAACATTTGAAACGCCAGCAGCGTTATCAGGATCGCCCCATCTCCATGACCGTCGAGCGCCTTGAACATAAGGAGCAGGAGCATTCAAGTCAGGAGCGTAATCGGTTGTTGGAGAAGCGTAGTTACCAACACCTTGCATCTTTGGGCTGCGACCAGTGTCTTCGTAAAACATAGCAGTGTTAGATGTGCCATCTGTCGTTGCACCAATCGTTGCTCCACCCTTATTAATATCGACTGTTCCATCCAAAACTTTCGCTGGGTCGATTTGATAAATCTTACTAGAGGAGCATACTGTACATCCATACGCTTTATAAGCAGATGTGCCATAAGCATTGCCAGTCAATGATCCGGGAGCTGGTGGTGGCCCAACATAACCCGCTTGCCACTTTGTAGTGCCATCAGGCATGATCTCAGTATAAGGAGCTGTTGCATAGTCAATACAACCAAATCCAATACTATCACGTCCATTCTGTCGATCACTTTCAAGTGCGTTTGTCGGACACAGGAATGTGTTAATCACTGTTGCGCTTGCAGTTACGTTACCAGAAAAATTATATGGTAGTTGCAAGTTAAGCTGATTATAAACATTACCCTGTTCAATACTCCCAAGGATCATTGTGAATGCACTATGATAATCCTGTGTCTTATAAGTTGTGCTGCCGACTGTTACATTATGCTCTCCAGAGCGTGGAAATGTGCCTTGTGCGTTTTCAAAATTATGAGCCGATAAAGCTAACTGTTTAAGGTTGTTTGTACATTGCGCTCGCCTAGCTGCTTCTCTAGCTGACTGCACTGCTGGCAGCAATAAGCTGATTAATACAGCAATTACGGCTATGACAACTAAAAGTTCGATGAGTGTAAATCCACGACGACTAGCATTTTGTGTTTTGATCATTTTTATTTTTCTCTCAAGTGTTTAAAGAAGAAGGACACCAACGTGATGTCCTTCGTACTCAATTATTATAACCGGCTCCAACCCCATTGTCAAGTTAAGATTTCATGAAGATTGGGCTTTTTTTAACGCTTCAGGATCTGGACGATCAGGATCGCCCGGTTTAGCTGGTTTATAATTTTTACCTTCTCGTTCTTTTTTCTTGCGAATATTTTCCCATAGTCCGGGCTTTTCTGCCTCTGAGTATTCTTGCATTGCATCTGTGTATATGTTTTTTTTCATAAAATAACCTTTCTAAAGTATAGATTTTTTTCATTCTGTTGTTGAGTAATATTATATATTTTAAAATTATTTAATTCTAAAAATAACACGGCTTCATCATATGAGTGATTCTCTCTATATAACTTTACACTTTCTGAGTCTGGAACTTCTATATTTCCATTTTCAACCATTGTAATATATTCCCCAAGCCCCTCTAAAACTTTTAGATCTGAACCTTGAGTATCGCAATGCATATAATCTATTTTTGTTATTGCTATAGGGCAAATATTATCAATAAAATGCTTAAGTGTTATAACTTGCACGTTTATTACTTCCGTAACACTAAAGTCAGATCTTCCCGGCCAAGTTTTATTTAGATCGTCTGAAAATGTGTTTAATGAGCTGCATCCCCAGTCAGCATGTCCAGCTATTTTAAAATCTGCATTTCCAATAAAGTTTGATATAGCATAATTATATAAAAAATATCTATCTCTAATATCTTCTGTCTTATTTTTGATTTCGGTATAAAGTTTTGGGGTTGGCTCGAATGCAAATGTTATGATTTGCGAATTATTTCTAGTTTTTTCAATACTATCATAGCCATTATTTGCGCCTATGTCAAATAGTACATAGTTCATATATAATTCCTTGTAAAATATTGTAAATCTTCTGGAGTTCCAAGACCCCACATTTTTTCTATATTAAAAGTTTTAATCTTTTTACTATCCTGTATAGCTTGGTTAAATACTGGACATACATAAAATTCATTATTGTATCTAATGTTTTTATTTATCATATCTTCCGCGTATTTTACATAATCAGATCCATTTTTCCAATAATATATTCCAACTGTAGCAATATTACTAATTGGATTTTTTTCTGCAACTTCTTTAACAATTCCATTTTCATCAATTTTAGCATAACTCCATTTAGGATGTGTTGATTCAAATGTTAACATTCCTCCGTCTATATTCTGTGACTGCATCGAATATAAGAATTCTCCACTATTCCACTCTACAAATTGATCCGAATTAGCCATTAATAATGGTTGATTGTTATCAATAGCATCTTTTGCAATTAAAGTTGTACAAGCAGCTCCTTCTGTTATTCCGTCTACTTCGTAGATTTTACAATTTGGAGCTATAAGATTTAAGACCGTATCTAGATTATATTTTTCTCTGTGTGATTTTTGAACTATAAAAATATAGTTAGCATCTATATTAAGATTTTCTACCACAGCTTGAATCATCGGCTTTCCATTGACTTCAATTAATGGCTTTGGAAAAGTATAGCCAGCTTTTTCAAATCTACTACCAGCCCCAGCCATTGGTATTAAGATATTCATATTTTTTTGTTGCCATTTCATAATAGAATTTTCCTTTGATATTTTTAGAAATTTATATATATTATCTAAATTAACTTCTTCTATATTATTAACGCCCATTACTATAGCGCCAGAATCGATTGCGGCTTTTCTACCAAGTGGAGAGTCTTCGATAATTAGTGTTTCTTTTGGCGACACTCCAAAATCTATCATTGTCTGCATATATATTTCTGGATGTGGCTTAGGATATTTTATATCTTCATTTGAATAATATCTATCAACATATTCAGATATGCTTAGTTTGTTTATAATTTTTTTTATTGTTGACCTAATAGAATTTGACGCTATTGCTATTTTATAATTTTTTGATAGTTCTTCAAATATATTATCTTTTTTTGCGAATGCATAGTTATCAATTAATTCAAAAGTTTTACACTGTTTAATTTCTAGGATTTTTTTATGTAGATCTTTATTTAATAATCTTTCATTTGTTAAAATATTTAATTTTTTTTGCGTTGATAAGCCATCATATCTTAAAAGGTGTTCATCAAAAGAAATGCAATATTTTTCATCTATTTGAGATAAGGCATAATTTAATGCCATATAGTGTAACTCTTTAGTTTCTACTAAAACTCCATCTAAATCGAATATTATTAATTTTATTTTATTCATAGTGAATTCTTGCATCTAAAACGCATCTATTTATATTTAAATTTTTTAAAGTTATGTAGTTTTGCAGCATCGTTTCTGGATGATATAAACTATTGACACTTGATAAGTTATTAATTAAATCTGAATAGATATCCATTGAATCAGAGTTTCCAAAAGCAAATTGATCATTTAATCCTCCCCAATCCTTGCCGATTGGTATGTTTACTTTACTTAAATCGTATGATTCAATTTCAAGTTCCGATATTATATCTGAATCAAATCTTGATCTGATTACACAGTCAAATGTTATGTTATTTTCTTTTTCGTATTCTTTTTTTAATTCGTTAGATTTAAATATTGAGTAATACATACTTACAGTGCCAATATCATGCCTTGC